ACTGGATACTATGAATGCTCTATCTTCAGGTTTTGTAAGCAATGTATCACTTAAATAAGCGATAATATCATCTGCTTCTACTCTAGGTAATGAAACTGTTTTAACAGGTAACGTTTTCAAGTATTGGATGATGCGAACGATTTGATCTACTTTGGAGTCATCTTCTTCTTCCAAATTATCAAACAACTCGTGTTTGGTTACTCGAGTAACATTTCGATTTGACTTGTATTCGGGAATAATGTTTTTTCTATTGTTGGAGGAACCTACACCATCAAACACAACATAAACTTGTGTAGGTTGGATGGTGCGGATTAGAGCTCCCAAAGATCGAAAAAATCCTCCTAAACCTCCAATATGGACTCCGTTTGAATTAACTGCATTGATTGCACTGAAATTTCTAAAGAAGAGATTGAGTCCATCGATAAGCAAGTAGCGCTCCGATTGTGGGGTTTCGTCCCCGTGTTCTTGTATGTTGTCTAAGAGGTTTAAGAGGTCTTTTTTCATATTAATCTTCGTTTTCAAATAAATCAGGTGTTGGTGCTTTTTCGTCCCATTCACTGTTGTCTTCTTGTACTGTATAAGTACCTTGGCCTAAAATATCGGCCCATTCAGTAGAGTGTGCATCTTTGTATTTCTTGATAGCATTCGGATCATCTTTAATGAACCCGTGTACTGTAGAAACGATTGTACCCATTGTAGTGATTCCATTGATGTGGTTTTTATCACAAGCAATTTTTGTACGCAATGCAAACTCAACTTTCTTCTTGTCTTTAACAGCGTTAAGTTTAGAAGTACCAGCGTTTGTAACGTTACCAAATGTTAAGCAAAGTGAAACATCATAGTAGAACGTATCTCCACCTTTGTTTGTCATTCTAGGTTGTGACATTGGGGTTAGAGCCGGAGCAACACCTACTTTGTTCACAATAAACAGAGTATTCGTGTATTTTGAGCTTTCCTTACGAGACATTACAATCTGTTGATTAATAAAGTTCCCGAATTGAGTTGCAATGGCTCCTGCGTTCCACATTGGGTTGTTTTTACCTTGTTCAATAGACATTTGGCAAGGGATTGAACCAACTGAGTCCCAGATGAATAATAAGTCGTATGGTAAATTACCTTTTTTCTGTTCAGTTAATAAATCGATAATGAACGCTGCAATATCTTCAATTGAATTTAATGAACTTCTGTCTCGATAAATAAAGAATCCAGTTTGATCGATAATTTCACCTGTTTCCTCATCAACTACATCTTCCATCTCAAAACCCATGGTTCTCCAGTGGTTCCAATCATGTTTCATTTCAGTGATAATCAATACAGGTAGTACTCCCATTTTTTGAGCATTAACTGCTACCTCAATGGTCATAGTAGATTTCCCTGTATTTGATTTTCCTCGAACCATTGAGTTGTGACCCATAGGAATACCAGGAATAGATAGTGCTTCTTGCAAAGCCGGAGAAAATGGGATCCATTTTTGCTCCTTGAACTTAACGTTTGACGCTAAACCCTTATTTGCCTTAAATTTGTCTAAACTAAAGGCGGTTTTCAGTTCTCTGTCCGCCGCCTCTGTTAGCGATTTTCTTCCTTTAGCCATAACCTTAATTCAAATTAAAATGGCATGTCATCATCCTCTTCAAACAACTCATCGAATTGATCTGATTTGGATTTTTTAGCCGCTGGTTTAGCTGATAGGCTATAATTGGTTTGTGGTTTTTCCTCTACAACTAGTAGGCCATCTGATGGAAATTCTTCCTCAGCTGCTTCTTCAGGGTTTAACCATTCTTGAAGTGCTGCTTTGATGTCGTCAAATGGAAGTGGTCTATACATCTCTTTTGGATTAACCTGTTCCTCTAACCACAATTCTAATTCTTTATCATCATCAGATAGTGGAGACATTTTCATTGAAGGTGCAATGGTAGTTTTATTGTACTTTGTACCTGTAACATCTGGTCCAACTGTAACTAATTTGATATCACGGCCAGTCATGATGTCTGTAAAGTCACCTACTTCTTCATCAGCTGCCATTTGCAAGAATGCCTCGTAAATTTCTTTACCAAATTCCCACAAGTGAACACCTTCAGATTCTTGTCCACGAACAATTACAGGAGCAAAGATACGAACTTTCGGATCTAATTTCTTAGCCAAGCGCCAGTTTTCTTTGTCGTTTGTACCACGAAGTTGTTTTGCAAATTCAGCAATTGGATCTTTTTCACCCCAGTTCAAAGGGGAAGCGATTACCTTTTTACTACCAATACCATAGTAGAATTTCATTTCCGTAAATGGAAACTCTTTGTTGTATTTGAACGGAACAACACGAACCGTTTGTTTACCAACTTGCGGTTTAAAGCGCTTTGTTTGGTTGTTTGAGCCACCACCTGATGAGGGTTGTTTTTGCATCGACTCAAGTTTCTTCTTGATTGCATCTAGATTCATAGTATAACTAATTTATTTGTTTACAACTTAAATATAATAACCTTTATTCACTAAACCAACTATACTTCAACGATCTTAAAGATCTTTGTATTTAGTTGCTTGATTTCATTGTATTGTGTCAACAATATACAATTTCTATAGTGTTGCCAGTTTACTGGAAAATGTGTGTCGACTACTCCACCATTGAGTTTCTTAATTAACTCGTTTAGGGCGTTTATAGTGTATAATGTGTTTGATTCCTTTTTTCTATGAACTAGAATTGTGTTGTCGGGAATATCATTAACGTTACCTTGGTCAACATTATAGGTAATAACATATTCGTTGTTGCTTTTAACATGCAACACAAACATTTTATTGTACATAATGGAATAGCGTCTTGACAGTTCTCCAACTAACGCCTCTAAGTCATCCAAGGAAGTAAATGTGCAAAACAGTCTATTGTTCATTAATAACGTATCAAATGTAAAATCGTAGTCGAATTGATTATACATATGACGGGGTTGTTCCAAAGTGCTATACATAACTTTTATTTTATATTGGCGTAATTTGTGCCTTTTTTGGTTTTTACTTGTAAATTGTATTTGTTAAATATTCCTAATATTTTAAGCATTACATCCGGCTCACTTTTATCGTAATCAAATAAAAATGAATCATAAACATATAGCACGAGTTTAGTATTTTTCCCACGCAATATCTTAAATATTTCATATAATATATTAACATTATTTGCGGTCTCCAAGTTTTGAAGCACGTAATTCAACAACTTTTGTGGGTTCATGTTTTCCAGTTCGTTGTTGTAAAACTTATAATCTGAAATTGGACATTTGATATGTCCCCCATAATTGAATGAATCCCACAAATCGTCAGTATATGCTACTACTTTTTTAAAGAAGGGTAGTTCCCTATACTCTTTCCAAACCCCTCCATATAGTTGCTTAAATGTGATCTCTTTTGCCTTAGCGTAATCCACATTATACATTGTAGCAAAACTCCCATGAATATCACTATTGTCAAAAGTATAGTCAAGTAAATTAGCAAGAAGGGTAGGGTGATAAGCAGAAATATCCATCTCGATAAACGTATCGTTGCGTGGTATAAAACATTCTCTTTCTCCATTGTTTTTATCTAAAGCTGAAAAGTTTATATTATTAAAAGTATTTGAAGGTCTTGTTGTTAATGTGTTGAGGTTATAGTGCGTGTAGATAAACTCGTTTGTTTCTCTACCATAGTATTGCTCGAATAACGATTGGTCCACTTTTATACCCGCTCGTTCTAGTTGATTGAACACCAATGCCGCCTTATTGTAAAATGGGTTTATCTTTAAGGGATCAAAATTAGCATAGTTTTGCTCACATACCTCATAGTGTTTTACGATCGGTACAATTGTGTTTAGATTTTGTATCTCCGGATACCTGTTGTATAACTGCGTGTGAGCTTGTGTTAATTGAGGTATATACGTATGGGGGGAGGGTGGTGGTTGGTAACAGTGCTTGATAGGGAAATAATGTAAAAATTCTTTTCTATCCCTTACATATATTTTTTCAATACTATTTAAGACTTTTAAACAATCCTCTACTGTTGAATTTATTGTTTCGCTATGGTTTATTGGGATGATATATCCTTTTGTATCGTTTTTTGGCCTAATATAGATAGCACACACATCATTTTCAACAGCGTGTAAGTTGTGGGATGTAGGTATTACATCAACATAAGCAACGTCATGTTTTAAACTTGCGAGTAATTCAATATGTTTAGGATCTTCTATCAGCCAGTACATGCTGTAAAGATACTAACTTATTTTTAGGATCCCAAATACTTAGTAAAATCTCCTTTAAAATATTGAGCAAATCCTGTCCAATTATTTAATACAGATGCTCTATTTACGCTAGTAGAATTAAAAGTAGCCACTTGGGAAGGATCTCCCACAATAGACCATTGTAATGACAGTACTGAATATAGATCATATGCTGTGGTTGGGTCTTGGTTTTTTACTCTATCGTGATATGCTTGGGAAATTTCAAAGTAAATTAACTCATTGTTTTTCTTGCAAAAATAGCGTATAAAATAGCCACGTTTTTTGTCTTCAGCAGTGGGTAAAGTTAAATTAAATGGTGGAATAGTTCTTTTTACTACATTTTCTGGTTTATAATTGGTAGCTGATGGGGTTATGTTATCAATTTCAATTGTAGTAGAAAGTTTTTGGAGAATTGTTGGGGAGGGGTTTGTTGAAGTGGATAAAGTTTCTTCGACAACATCTAATCCAGGTTCTATAGGTTGAAGTAATATAGAGGGAACATTATTGGGGTTTTTTCCGGTATATTTGGCTCCACTAGAGGTTTTGTAGTAATATCCTGTATATTCTTGTTTTGTAGTACTAAGAACATATTCATTACCGCTAGTATACAAATTGGTTTTAACTTGTGATTTTGGATAGTATGCCATGGTTATAACTATTAGAAACTATTATTTACTAAATTATAAATATAATCTATTAATGCTTGTTTTGTTGGCATTTGAATATGGAGGTGATTTGCATATGCTGGAGGGCTAACATTACTTTGTCGGGCTACTAGCTTGCCTTTAGTTACTGTGTCTCCAACTTTTACTAAATAACTGTCCATATGGAGTAGATCATACTCTAAACCATCATTACCTTTTATAGTTAAATAAGAGTTTCCACTACTATCAGGTGCTGTCCTTATTACTGTTCCGTTTACTGGAGAAGGGACAAATGGTTTTGTTTGTCTAATTCCA